GTTGTAATATCTGCATGGTTTTTATTAGCAGCTTTACGTAAAGTACCATAACTAGAAGTGTCCCATAAAGCATCAGTACCAATGATTAAATCAATAGCTTCTGTCCTAGTCTCATGGTCTCCTAAGGCAGCAATAATATTTGTTGCACCTGCTAATGGTTCAGTTAAGTTAGTTAAGTTACCAACAGCTGTTCCCAACTCATTGGTCTTGACTCTCCATTCTTCAAATGTATTTGCTGTTGTTACGTTTACTGTTGCCATATTATCTCTCTATTAATGTTTGAAGCATCATTTTAATTTCTGATACGTCTTGTTCTACTTTATCTAATCTCTGTTCATCGGCTTTAATTTTAGCACGATTAGCAGAATATTCATTTCCGCCATCAGCCATATTTATAATGGCCCCTGACCTTGTGTCCCTTACTAAGCCTATATGTCCTTTAACTGGTATCATTATACTCTCAACGCTATAGCTCTTAAAGCTTGCATCTTAGGAATAATATTTGTACCAGTAGACCTCATCACAATTTTAAGTGCAAATATAGTAAATGTATCAGTTGGTGCAATATCCCATATTGTCTCGGCATATGTTGTACCATCTGAGTATTCAACTGCACCATTATTACTAGTTGGAGTTGCTGCTATCCATAATCCTTCATTAAATGTTCCTGCTGTATTACCAGATTTATAATATAAGTCTACAAATGAACCATTTGGACGATTAACATCTAAATAAATCTTAAGTGCATCTGAATTATCATTTAATTGAACAGTTTTAGTTAAATACTTAGCTAAATTATTACCTCCAGTAGCTACCGTTTCTAATGGAGCACCTGTTTGATTATCAATTCTATTTGAAATAGTAATTAATGAACACCTTTCCATATCAATCACAGGTGATAAGTAAGAATTAGTAGTGCTAAATGTACCATTTAATTGTATTGTATGTGTTGCACCAGATTTAATCACCTTCTTTGCTGTTGGTGTATAATCTTCATTAGCAGTAATTGCATATTCTGTTGCACCTATAGTTGTAGCATTACCTTCAGCCGTATCTTGTATTGTCCATGTTTGACTAGTATCAGGTAACACAACTCGTTGAATAACTGGATGTATTGTATTCCATGCTAAACCTTGTGTTGCTTGACAAGCTGAACCACCACCATTACCAGCTAAAATAGCTGCATCGTGGCCACCACCAGCTACTGTACAAGTATAACTATCTCTTCCTATACTCACAATAGTATGTGTTATATTTAATTCGTCTGCATCATAACCATTTGTGTCTGCAAAACCAGCAAATGTTACTGTATCAGCCACTGACATACCGTGGTCTCTATGAGCAACAGTAAATGTGTTAGCTGCAGAAGCACCAGAAGCAACTGTTGTTAATGGATTTGCTACTAATGCACGTGAAGGTAGTGCACTATTTCTAAGTACACAAGTCTTTGTATCTGTAGTAAATTCTGCTCTCTTAAGAACAAATGTTAAGTCTTTATTTTGGTCTGCAGTCCATGTTGAAGCATTTTGTGATTTAAACATTACACCGTTATATGGTTGTTGCGAAATTCTATTACCACTTTGGTCTTCACCACCAATCTCAGCATAACGTACAGTATATTTATTTGAATTAGCTAATACAACAAATGCATATTCAATGCCATCTTGTAAGAATACAGGGGATGGGAATGTGAATGCTGTAGCTGTACCATCTATATTTACAGAGCCTGGATTAAGTGTTACATCAGCAAATGGAATAACTGTTTGGGTTGGAAATCCATTAACCATTTCTCTAATCTGTACTTGTACAGGTATGTTAGCATCCTTTTGAGTAAAGTAAAGGTCTAATGATGTAATGAATGCAGACTTATCAAGTAACATTGACTGTGCTAATGGGTCTTCCCAGTTTACTTGTACATTTCTTGTTGCTACTGTTCGACTAGCACTAGTTGTATCTGTCACAGAATTTCTTTGAAGAACAGGAGTTCTTGTTGAAATAATAACATTCTCTCTAGTTTCAATTAAGCCTGCCGCAGTATAATTTGCTGTAGCAGATGTTTCTGTTATCTCATCATTATTAGCAGATGATTGAGTTAACTTAAATTCTTTTTCGCCTGTTGGAAAATTAAGTGTAGAGTTATTAGGTAATAAGAATGTACCACTTACTGCACCGTTTGCATCAGTTGTTAATGCTCCTGCGCCACCTGGATGAGCAGTTACTGTATTGATACCTACGAGAGGCTCATATGAATATGCTCCCTCTAAAACATAATTAGCTACTGAAGTACCATCAAAGAATGCATATACTGTAGTACCAGGCTTCATACGTGTTGCTGAGAATGCTACAAGTCTTGTTCTCATAAATGGAACAAAGTTAACTTCAACTATCCTATCACCAATACTAAATCTTGATGTTTGAACTTCAATAGTTTGTTGAACACCTGTTCTTGAAGATGTACCAGTTTCAACTAATGATTGTGTACTACCACCACCTTGCCATGATCGATTACCACTCCAGTTAGTTGACCATTCACCCCATACAGTACCTACTTGAGGTTCCATGTTTGCCAACATAGCATCAAATTCATTATCATTATTGATTACAACCTCTGGTCTCCTATCAATATCACGCCATTCATCAGTGGTAGGTGTAAGTGTCATTGAACCAGTCCAATTGAATACATCATAAGGATTAACATTAATTTGTCCAGAATACTGTGTTTGTGATATAAGAGCAGTTGAACTATATGGTAATGTTACTAAGTCACCAGTTTTAACTGTGGTAGATGTTGCATGATGTGCTAATGCAGCATTACCTTGAGCAAATGGTGGTCTTAATATGCGTTTGTTTATATCAACAGAAGCTCTATACTCTGCTGAACCAGAATTTGACATTCTAGTATTTGAAAAACCGTCTACTAAATAACCAGATTTCCATCTTGGATTATTAGACCCGTCTAAAATTTGTTTGTTAGCTGCTTCAGTTTCTAAGAATGAAAGTACAGCATAGTATTCTACTTGGTCAACTCGTTTATCGATACGACCAATATCACGCATTGTATATCTACGATTATCTACAAAGTCAACTGTTACTTCACCAGGAGTTAATGTATATGCAGGAATAGTTAATGTATATAGATGCATTGCGTCAGCTGGAATATCGGTTGCTGTTGGATAACGTGCTGGAACACCTGAAGCAACACCAAATACACCTTTAGAATCTAAATAAATTTTATCTATTCTTGGTAAGTAGAACTGAATATCAGTTTCAAATTGTGAATATCTTGTAGGAGCAACTGCTACAATAGCACCTGTTCCTGTAAAGTTACTGCCAGAATCATCAAGACGTGGTCTAAAGTCAACTGCACTTCTTAATTCTATTCCACTAACTTTAGGAATATCTTCATAATCTATTGTAGCTGGATAAGAATCAACTGTAAAGAAATCTCCAACAGAATGTGTGAAGTATTTAAATGTAGCAGTAAGTGCTACTGCAGCTGTATAATTTGATGTACTCTTTAATGTAATATGACCAACACCATAGTAATCATCTCTTTGTCCATTATCTAAATCAAAATGAGTTGTAACATCAACAGAACCTGAAGTCTCTACAACCGATACTAATGAATATACGTCTGCTTTTTGAAGAGAGTTAGCCGATGCAGCAACACTATAATCTGTTCCTGCGTTAAATGCAACAGCAGTATTTGCACTTAATACTTTAGTCTTATGAGTTGCAGTTCGTATAAATGGTGCAATTAATCTTACAGTAGCACCATTAATAGCAGATAATCCTGTTATAGTAGCAGTTGTACTAGCTCCGTTATAAGTAATATTACCAACAACAACTGCTATACCGCCCGCTGGGTCAGCATCATCGTTTAATAATATCCAATTTGCATTATTTGCTTTAGTACCAAATACTTCATTAGCAACACCTGTAGTAAATGCAACTGAACCACCAGTTACTACACCATCACCAGCAATTATACGATTAGTCTCAAAGCGATAGTTATAATCAGGTGTACCACCACCTATTATAGTATCACATGTTTTAATTCTTTCGTATGGTAATTCATATATTAAACTATCTAGACCAAAATTATAACTTGTTGCAGTCATAGTTGCAGTAAAATCTGCAGCAGGTGCAGTACTATCTAAGTCAATTAGATTATCAGCATCTGCCATTGTTTTTGTTGCATGAACTTGAGCAAAATCAAATATATGAATTCTAAAGCTATCACCAGAATTTGCAGAACCTGGAATTGTAACTCGCTCAATTGACCTAGCTCTTGCATGTGCAATTACTGTAGATGAGTCACGTATACTAAATCTACCAAACGTAGTAATATCAGGTGTGCCAGTCAGTGCTGTAACTTCAATATAATTATTATGTGTTATCTCTGTAACTTTATCTGTGACTCTTTCTGATGTTCTTGCTTTATCAAAGTGTACATTAGTAGTTGCAAGGGTTTGTATTTCATAACCTCTTACATAAGCCTTAGAAGGCTCAACACCAAGAGTTAATTTAGTGGAATCAGATGCATGTGCTTTAACGAGTGCTTTAAATGGATTTACATAGTAATTACCAGACTCATCAAATGTTCTACGAGCTAATTCATCAGCAAGATGATTATAGTCAGCTGTTCGTGCATTCTTTGTTATAACACCAGCTTCTAATCGAGCTATAAGAACAAAATTACCTGTTGTTGCATTGACTGCTTGAGAAGATAATGCTGCTGTAATAGAATAACGATGTGCACCTGGGGCAGACTCATTAGGAGTACCTGTAGCATTATCATTTAATGTTGCATCACTACCTGAACTAATAAGAGCTTCAGTGACAAGTAATCCAATATCAAATGATACATTTGTAGTATATTTAGATAATATAATTGTTTTAGCTTTTGCTACAACAAAATGTTTTTTAATATAATAAATACCATCTTCTAGAGATACAATTGAACCAAAGCCTGTGGCAGCAGAAGCTTTTACTTCAGCTGATTTATTAGCTCCATCTGTTATCGTTGCATTATCTGCAAATATTGTACCACTTATATATTGCACAAATAGTGTAATAGGATCTGAACCAGTAGCTAATACCGCATGAATAACCTTAGCAGTATTAGTACCATCAGTAAATTCAGTACCAACTAATTCTACAACAGTATCACAGTATGCATTAGCTGAATCTAATTTAACATAGTCAATCTTATTATGGAGGTGAACTGCACCAGGAACAACAACAGAACCATCTTTAAACACATGGTCACCTGTAGATGATACTTGATTTTGTAATGTTGTTTGTAACTGAGTTAACTCTCTTGCTTGTACAGCCTTACCAGGTCTGAATAATATTCTTTGATATTTTTCTTTAGGACTTAGACCATCCGCTCCCGCGGTTTCAAAATCATCCCAGTATGGTTCTACGTTAAATGCTATTGCCATCTTTCTTCCCTATTAAAATGCGATTACTAATCTTACTGTCTCTACTTGACCTACTGCTCTTGTGGTTGCTGTTCTATTCTCCACAAACATAACATCACCTGAATGATGGTTAATTAAAGGTGCTACTACACTTGTAATATCTTGTCCTTCAATTGATGTACCATCAGCACGAAGGAAATGAGTAGCAAGGAATGTACCATATCCTGTAGCCTCATTTTGATTATACCATACAATGCCGTTTGATGCATCATATTCTACAACCTGTCCTTTAGCACCAACAGTGCCTGATGTATGACCTTCAACTATTTGGTCAGCTGTGAATGTAACACCTGTAGCAACTACAAGTTTTTTACATACATTATATGCACTAGCTTCAGCAACTTGAGCAATAGTACCTGAACCAGATGATGTAGTAGCGATAGCTTTAAATACTTCTCCAACTACAGGATTACCACTTGTTGAACCTGCTGTTGTCCAATGTGCATCTGATGATGTACCTATTGTTAAAATCTTATAAAAGTTACCAATAACCATTGAAGCAACAGCTGAAAGAGTTGCTGTTTCATTGTCTTCTTCAATTGGATTTTTAATAAGAGCCAATTGTCTAAAGTCATTTGAATCTGGTATAGTACCTGCCTCATCACCCGTAAATGTAGTATTAATTGTTATGTAATGTGAACGTAAATCATTGGTTGGATTTTTTCCATATCCACCTGGAGGTCCAATTACTGGTCTTACTGCACCATTTGAACCTGCACCACCTGTTACTGTAACAGTAGCGTGGGTATATCCTGTGCCAACGTTAGTCATTGTAATACCTGTAATAGCTCCACCTGCTACTGTAGCCGTAGCCGTAGCTGATGCGCCGTCACCGACAATAGCTAATGTTGGAGCTGATGTATATCCAGTTCCCGCAGTAGTTATCTTCATATTATATATGGCACCATCAACTGCATTAGTCTGTACACTCCATTGATTAACTAGAGCTGTGTCAGAACCTCCAGCCGGTGCTTCTTTAATATGTCTTGTTGGTATAAATGATGATGTTAAAAACTTCGTTACATCAGATGTTGGGACTGTATACATATATTTCCATATGTAACCATCTGAGCCTGAGTGATTTATAACACCCGATGTTTGAACACCGGTAGCATCTGGGTTTGTTGTACTTGTTCCTGACCCTGCTTTCAAGCACATATATACGTTATTATTATCTGAAATAACGTGAAATACTTTGCTTTCAATATCAGTGTCTTGATCGTCATACTCTACATAAGTTGTACCAGAAACCCAAAGATTTCTTGGTGAACAATGAATAATGTCTGTAGCATCTACTCGCTTCATGGCAAACATGTTTTCCCATAAAGTATTTGATGTATAGTCATTTTCATATGGGGTTGTTGGAACCGTATCATCAGTCCACGCATTAGGCCGTCCCAAGGCCATGTAGAATTGATTGTCGCCAAGACTAGCCAAGAATTTATTAGTTGTATCTAATCTAAATTTGCTAGTAATTATTGCTGCCATGTCTTTTCCTTTATTGTATTATTATTATGAATATGTTGCTGTACAATCTTGTACGTAATAGGTTATATCAGCATTTTGGTTTACTCCATTTACTATATAAGGCTTAGTATACGTACTTGTATATGGATTGCCTTGATTTATATTAACGGTATCACACGTTAATTTCATAACCTCTTGGTTATGTTGTATTCCTATATTGTTATTTATACTATCTGCAAACGTATATGAAGCAAAATTGCTATTTGGACCCAAATATCTGAACTTCATGTTCTCCCAATGGTTCCACATACCTATTCTATCACCACCTGAACCAATATTATAAGTTTCAGTTGTAGTATATGGAATATGTGTCCAACTTATTTCATATAAATTTGAATTAAAACTTACTGGACCAATTTGTTTTGCTGCTAAGTTAAGATTAATCTTACCAGCTGCTTCTAACCAACCATACTGTGCTTGGTCATTTGTTGAAGTAAGTAGTTCAATAAATATTGATATTTCACCAAAGAATATAAATCCAGCCGGGTGAATTAATCTTGTAAATGCATTCTTCCAATCTGATACATTCTTACCAGTACGTAATACATATGAAAACTTTTGATAATAGTAAGAGTCTTGTATAAATTTCTTATCTGATAAGAAACCATTTGCAGTAGTAAACAAACCTTTAGGATATGTTTTAACCACATCACCATTTGATAATTGTGTTGTAAAATTTAATCTATATTTAGTTATATTTGATTCTGAATATACCTCTTCTACATAATCTGTACCTGGAATTTGATATGTATTATTAACAAATACTACATCATCATCTAAAAATGCTGCATTACTATCATCATTATTACCACTAATTATTGTTGGGTCTGCTTGTGTTCCAGATAATGTAAATGTATTCCAAGGTGTGTATGCAGATTGATTTATTTGAATATCAGCTGCTTGGTCTGTCCAATCTCCATCAGATGGTTCAAGTATATCTACAAGTGGAAAATATGTTTCAACCTCATCATCATATATCATTCTAAAGAATGATGTTATAGATTCTGGTGTACCTCTACTTCTATAAAATTCAATAAGTCTTTTATAAAATGTTCTTGCATCTACAGCAAAGTCTCTTGGTACTGCAACACCAATTTCATTTTGGAGTTCTGTAAGTAGATGAGCTTCTACAAAGTCAATATCCCTTTGGATATCAAGTGCATTTAAATAAAATCCAGACTTATTAGTACGTTCTAAGTATAAAGCATATACTTTAATAAACTCAACAAGGTCTGGATATGCAGACTGTATATGTTCAGGTATTAAATCATCTACGTATGATGATATATTATATTTACCAATTGTTGCCATTAGTTACTCACTGTTGTATAGTCAATACCAGCAGTAGTACCACCAGTAGCCATAGTATCAATTTCTCCTATTATCGTTGCTGTTGAGGTATTAATTGTTAGTAATTCGTTTCTTGTAGGTGATATATCAGATGAAGCCGGCTTAACAGTTACGTCAATTGTAGTTGACCCAACTGGTAATGCAGTTGGTTGAAATGAGTTAAGAGTAACTATTCCAGCTTCTTCATTGACATCACCAACATTTGTATGTAATACTAAATTAGATGAATCAACTATTTGAATAATTCGTGTATCACTTGAACTATCATAAAAATCTTTAAGCTTAGCATCAACACCAGTATATGTAAATATGGTTGATGACACATAAGAACCTGTAGTACCTGTAGTAGCATCTAAGTCAGTCAATGCTTGATTAAAATTAAGTGTATATTTAGTAGCTGTACCAAGTACTGGTGTAATTTTTTTAGTCATCTTAATACGAGTAATGTTAGATAAAATAGCGATATTAGTATCATCAATCTTCTTAAGAACATTTGAGTCTCTATATACTCCACCAAAACTTTGTAATGTATCTGTATTATATGTAATAATTGTATTCCTTATTGAGGTTGCAAGACCAGACGCTGTAACTGTAGCTAAGTTAGGATTATATTTAAAATAGATTGCAAGGTCTATGTAGGTGTATTCTGGGTCGACAAGAACTGGAGTGATACTTACAACGTTTTTTGGCTTGAGAATGTTTGTTTTTATGGTAGTTTTTTGTGCATCAGTAAGGACTTCAGCTGATAATGGTTTAATACTTATATAAACCTTACCATAATCTGGTACATCATGGTCTTCTCCACCCCATACATTAACAGCTTCAATATCGGCAAATTCATTTTTAATAATAGCTTTATAATCGTCAGGCGTAACTGCTCTATTTTGAGATACATGAGCAAGAGGAGCATTAAATTTAATTGCTTCTTTAGTTTCTCTTGGTGCACCACCAGTAGCTTTAGTTACGAGTGTGACAGTCTCATCTGTATTACCATTAAGTGAATCAGTCATAGTAAATATAGTAGCGCCGTTTACATCAGCGCTAGAAGGTATAGTAGAATATTCAATTGTAATAGTATTTCCATTTCCGGGTCTCCTACCAATAATATTATCACCAAACTTGACTTCATAATATCCGTCTCTGCCTTCCTCTAAAAAGTATACTTCACTTAAACCGTCTAAATCTACTACATTAGTATTTAAAGTATAAACTTTAGATGCACTTGTAGAAGCTGAATCTATTACAGTAACTTTGATAGATTTAGTGTTTACATTAGTTGATGGAATTAAGTATTGCTCAAATGTATTATTTTGAAATACATATGATATTTCAGATAATGTCCCCTGTTCAATTGAAATATTTGAGAAGTTCCAACCAGAATCAAAATTTATAGTAGATGTAACTGAAGCAAACATTGGATATGTGACACCATCAATTGTAGTAGAGAATTTAGTACCTCTAGCCATATTTAAAGGAAGTGGATCGTTATTTGCATCATGGTTCCAAAGAGGTGTAGCTGTAGTATCATAATTCATTTTCATATTTATAATAGCAACTGAAGGAGCAATAGACCTTGGAGTATAACCTAATAGTTTGGCATGACTAACAACAGAACTTCGTAACTGAGCTGTATCAAGGAATGTTTCATTCAATGCAAAGTTTGCATTCATTGAATTAATGTGGGTTATATAACTTAATACATCAATAATAGTTGCCATTGCAGAGCCATCATAGTTATAATCATTAAAGGTCGTATCTGTTGCCTTCATATGTGTTACTAGATTTGCTTTTATTTGGTCAAAATCTAATTCACTTGTTGTAATTCTACGTTCTATTGCCATTATCGTAATCTCTCTATTGTGGTTGTTATATCTATTACTTCATTACTAGATTTAACTCTACCGGTTACTGTTATATGTACATCATTCTCTGAAGCTTTTGCTTGAATATTTGTGTTTAGTATTTCTATTCTTGGTTCCCAATTAGTTAAAGCAGTATTAATAGAAGTAGATATATTTGCTGCTGTTATTTGAGACATATTTTCAAATAGATATGATCTTAAATTAGCACCAAAATTCCAATTAAATGGTCTTTCTCCATGATTTGTTCTAAGTATATTAAGACAACTTTGTATTATTGCAGCATTATCCTTTTTTATACCAACGTCATTGGTATTAGGATTTTGCTTAAAAGTAAAATCTAAATCTTTGTATGTTGCTTGTCGTGCTATCGTTGCCATATATCTTATTTATACCTTTATTAAGTTAATGCACCAGTATTTCCAGCACTTGATCCACCTGAAATAACATGTGTATGACTATCAACCACTTGTGACCCGCTTGTAGTAGTTGTTTTATCAACTAATAAAGTACCAGTTACATTTACATCACCATCTAATTTTATTAAGCCTTCACTTTTTATTGTGGTAGTACCTTCAG